TGATCGTCATGCCGACGCGCTGCGCCGTCTGTCGTGGGGTGAGGCGTCGCATCAGGTCTCCACAGGGTCTGGTTGTGCCGGCGAGCCGCCCCCGCCCGGCCCGCCGATGCCGATGGGGCCACCCAGCGCCGCCCGAAGACAGAGGGTGAGAGAAGTCTCGGTGCCGCCGCCATCGTCTTGCGTGTGCCGCACGGCGCTGATGGCCAGCGTCATCGAGTTCTCCGGGAACAGCATCGGGCTCTTCACCGTGACGTCCTCGCCGAGCAATTCCATCCAGAGCCGGCCATCGCCGGTCAGCCAACCCTGCACGGTGATGTTCGCGTTCACGGAGGTGGCGACGTTCTCAGCCATATCGCGGTCCGCGCGCATCTGCGCATCCTGCCGGTCGATCGGCTCCTCGGCGATGATGATCAGGGGGCGATTACCGGACACCTGGGGGTTCACGGCCGTGGCCGAGACTCGCGCATCGTCCCCCCATTCCTGGTCATTGCCCTTCTTCTGGCCGATGACGGAGATCTTGTTGAACGCCGCGTCATCCCGCAGGACACACTGCGCCGCCTTGATGTTCTTGCCTTCGACGAGCTCGGCGACCGCGCCGCCTTCTCCGCCCCGGTGCGCAATGATGCCTGTCCCGTCGGCCTTGGGCATCAGAAATAGGTTGCGCATTCGCGCGAGCCGCTCCAGCACATGCCAGGGACTCTCGCCCACGAGCACGTTCACCTTGTCGAACACCTTCTCTGCCCCGGCGGGCGAACCCCGCATCTCGAATGACAGGCCGTGCGGGGCGAGCAGCGACTTCGCGATGGCGCTGTAAGTGTAGCCTTTGAACTGCCCGGTCGGCACCTGGGCCGACGAGATGACGATCTTGCTGGCGTCGGACTGTACGATGATCTGCAGGCCGTGCTGCTGCGCATTAAACGCCGCCTGACGAACCGCTATGATCCCTTTCAAGCCGACCCGTCCGGCGAGCGTAACACTGGCCTGCTGATCCAGTGCGAGCCGCTGAGCGGCCCAACCACCGGAGTTCGCGCCGACCTCCGCCACCGAGAACGTCGCCTGAGCGATAGGATCCCCATGTCTCACCTCGACGGCGACAGCGCTCCAATCGCGGAACGCCCGGCCGTTGACGACGAGGGCGGCGAGTTCTTCGATTTTTGGCATCAGGCGGACAGCGCTCGGATGGACTGGCTCATGAAGAGCGGATGCAGCGACTTGTTCTCGTCAATGAGTTCGTCGGAGCGCCCGGCGTCGCCATAAAGGCGATTGGCCAGGACCAGGGCCGGGAACGACCGGCCAAACCCATAAGCAACCATGCGAGGCAACGGCCGGCTGCGGTCCTGCAGATCCCGCACCACTGCCGCGTGTAGGATGATGAGTGATTGATAGGTCAGGCCGTCGCTATTGTCGGCCGCGAAATCGATGGATGCTTCGAACGCGGCGTTCACCCGCGCCAGAATCCGATCCACGTCCTCGCGGCTGGTGAACGTCCCGTCCGAGATGACCAGCGCCTGCTGCGCGAGGACCAGGCGCAGGCAGGCGGCATGAACCGCGACGGCTGGTTGGCCCTGTGGTTCTTCGAGCATGATCGCGGCACGAACCGCCTCGAAGCCATCGAAAGTGCCACCAGCGGCGCGCGCCGTCTCGAAACACGACGCCAGTCGCTGCCCAAGGTTACCCGCGCGCACCCGCATGCCTGCTTCGGCACCGAGCCCATCGGCGTCCCGCCGCAGGGTGGCGGCGGCCGTGGTGCTCATGTCACCCGGCACAGCAAGCAGCGCGGCCAGCGCGCGTTGCAGCAACGCGGCCGCCTCATCGGCATCACGACGCTTCATGATTGTCCGACCGAGTTGGGCTGCAGCCCGAGCGAGGAATCGAGCGAGCGGATCGTCTCGTTCTGCATATCCGTAGCACGTTCCTTCACGATCGCGGAGCTGTCGTCAGTGAAGCGCGTGCTCACCGGGCTTCCCGCCTGCAGGAACAGCATCTCGACCTCGCAATGTCCGCCTCGCTCGCGGCGCTCGGAGACGGTGTAATCGCCCGCGACGACGTCGAACTCTCCGAACGTAGGATGCACCAGAAGACCTGGACCCTCCTGCTCGAGCGCGGCAATCAGCGCATCTCGATCGAAGGTATAATCCGGCGACACCAGGTAGGCCGTCACCGGATATTTTCTGGCCCGCCGGCCCATGTCCTCGGCATAGGGATCGTCGCGCTTGGCGAACTCGTGCATGACGATGCGACGGCCGCCAGAGAGGGCCCCGGCTTCGACATGGAACTGCACGCCCCGGAAGGACGCGGGGACAAGACGATCGCGCCATGCAGACATGCCGAGACTCCGGACGGATGCGAGATGCTTATTTCCAGCACCGCTGGAGCTAGACTTCATTAAGCTTCAGTGATCCCCTGACGGGATGGAGGAGCCCATGAGATTCATTGCTGTTGCCGTGTTGGTCGTTTCTCAATCAGCATTCGCGGCTGACTTCCCTGGGACGTGCAGGGGGAACAGCTCAACCGTGACCAACATCTCCGGGCTCGACAGCCCCTCCGCCCAAGCTACGTCTCGTTACACGTTCGCCGACGCGATTATCGACTGTCATTACGAGAATGGCAGGGCCGCCGGTAAGGCAAATCCAACCACAGTTGCCGACACGGCCTGCGCGACACGTCGCATGAAAGACCCTGCCTGGATCAGAGCGACCTGGAAGGCAGAAGCGAACTGCAAAACTGGCACTGTGACGACTGCATCCGGAAACTTTAAGATGCCTGTACAAGCTATGTGTGGCGGCGATAACAATCAGGCAATCGCTCTCTTCAGGCTTCTTTGCCCCTCATATGAGGGCGAGGTTGAGTCCAGTGATGACTAGGCGTCTTCGCTCATCGGCATCGACGCGCCGCGCGACAGACTGACCTCTTTGAAGAGCCCGTCCATGGACGTGGACGCCTTAACCCCTTTCGGGAAGCCCTCGAGCCGCACGTTGACAGACCCCTTTGGCTCGACCGTAGAGCCGCCCATTAGGCCATTCTCACGCGCGCTGTCGAGTAGTTGTCCCCGACGTTCATAAGCGCCTCGGAATGCATCCAATCCGCCGCCCCAACTCGGCTGCTCGCCATCGCCTGCGGATTTCCCCTTCCACAATGATGGCCATTGGCCACGCAGCCCATCAGACTTCGCTGTTTCCTGAGGAGCCGGCCCGGCGCGGAACGCGCCAGCCACGGCGCCAGAGCGCCGATTGATAACCTTCGGCGCTTCAAAATTGCCGGTGATCGTGTTGGTGTCACTTTCGAATGTTGATGGATTCGCATTCATCAAAGTTCGGCGGGTACGCGCATAATCCCGATCGGTCATGGCCTCATGCGCCATGTATCGCATCTGGCCCTCCGCGCTGTTACGCGCGTATCCATTGGCAGCGAGCCACTGAAGCATCCTGGTGCGCCGCTGCTTCCCGCGGCCCCCCGGATCACGCGCACCATAGATGCCGTATCCAGTCCCACCGTCGTGGACCTTGTTAGGATCGAGCCCCGATTCCATCTCCGCCTGACCGACGAGGTGCGCGGCGGCTGCGCGAAGGTTCCCTTCTGGCACGCCCTCGCGCCGCAGCTGATCCATCGCGGCGCGCATCATGAACTGACGCGAGGCAGCACCTCTGGTGCCGCCTTTATGCACGCCTCCCTCGCCACCTGCACCAAGGGCTTCCTGCGTCTCGCGCACCCCCGGCGCACGCCCAGCATTTCCGATCGTCTCACGCGAGATAGGCGGAACATCGCTGCCCGTCTCGCCATTCCTGGCTCTGGATGATCCGCCATAGGACGCGTTCTGGATCTGCGCGCCGCCGTACTGGCCCGAGGCCAATGTCTTCGAGAGCATCCACTGCGTCAGCCCTTCCAAAATTCCCTTTTTGGTGCCCTCTTCAACGGACTGCTTGTCGAGCCCCTGTTCCTTCAACTTGGTGAGCTTCTCCTCGAGCTTTTGGATCTGGTCTTCAAAAAGCTTGCGGCGGTCCTGCACCACAGAGTCATTCCGGCCGGCGGCGTTCTTCTCGAACTCTTCCTTCCGGCTTTTGGCATCAGCGAGCTCTTGCTCGGTCTCGGAACCGATTGTCTTCGCGCGCCGGTCGCCGAGCACCTTCATCCCAAGAATGGCCAGCAACGCTGTGCCGATTGTCCCCGCCCCGAGAGGCGTGGCGATCAAGCCGACGAAGCGCGCCAGTGCGCCGCCGGTCATCACAGCATCGGCGGCACGGCCCGTGCGGAAAATGGCACCCGCGATCTTCGCCAACTCCACGCCGATCCCAGCCGCCTTCAGGCCAAGTAACGCCACGAAGATGGTCTTCCAACCGCCAACGTCCTGTACACCAGAATTGAAGCCAGCGAGTGCTTCTTTGATGCCGCCGAAAGTCCCCTTCCAGTCATAGGATCGCAAGTCTCGGAGAAAACCGATGATCCCATCCTTGATCTCCCCACGGTTCTCTTCGAAAACCTTTCGCACCCCGCCAAGGAGATCATTGACCTCGGGCATCACATCAGCCGCGATGCTGTCGCGCAGGCCCTTCAATTGCATCTGTACAAGGCCGATGCCGCGCTCGAATGCCAGAGCATCCTTTTCGGCTTTCGGGCCAAGGGCCTCGCCATAGGCCTTGCGGATCTCCTCAAGGGCTTTCTTGATGTCCTCGGTGCCGAGCAGGCCGAGCGCGCGGTTGCCGAACAACTTCTCGGCCAGCATGCCGCGCTCGATACCGTCCGGCACCCTCTGAAGGAACTCGAGCGCCTTTTCCAGGGCCTCGGCATTCGATTTGGACGCCTTCAGATCGGCTCCGAACTGCTGAAAGATGCCGCGCTGCTCTCCGGACTTTCCCTGTGCCCGGAGCCACGCCATTACTTCGCTGGCGCCATTGCGCATGTCGCGAAGGTTCTGCGCGAACGAGCGCGCCGCGCCCTGCATCGTGCCCTCGTCCAGACCGAAGTGGCTCCCCAACGCGCCAAATTCGCGGAGCTTCTGCGCAGAGATGCCGATCTCTCGCGACAAGAGACTGAGCTGCGCGGTGTTCCCTGCGAAGGATCGCAGGGCGGTGCCGACGCCGAGAATGGCGCCGCTTACTGTAAGACCGGCGATTCCGATTCCGGCGAGCGCTGGCGTCAGGACGTCCCGGATCTCGCGCCCCACACGCGTGACGGCCGCGCCAACGTTGTCGAACTCCTGCTTGAGCTTCTGCCCCGTGCCGCCAGACCCGATTCCCCGAAGCTGATTTTGCAGGTTCTTGAGTGGCGTCGAGAACTTGTCGACGACCTCAGCCGTCATCCTCAACCCATCAGCGTCAGCCATCGTCAGTCCTCAGCGTCTTGCTCCTGACGGCGACGCGCCGTCAGGGCTTTGGTGCGGCTCCAGATTTCCGCGATTTCGCGGGCAGGCCGCTCAAGGAACTCTCGCGGGGAGCAGTGATAGGTCAGTGCCAGCTCAAGGCAGGCATCGACTAAATTGTCCCCGGCTCCGGCATGAAAAAAGGGGAAAGCAACCAGGCACACGACATCCAGTCCTGTGGGCCCATGGAGGCGATGGTCTGTGGCGAAACGTTCGCCAGCCGCCCCATCATGGCGCTCATCTTTGGCGCATCATGCAGCACGCGCGGCGGATCGTTGGCCATGTCGAGGATGACCGGGACGCCTGCCGCGATGATGTCGGCGCCGGTTGGCTCCCGGAAGCGCAGTTCTTTCAGCTCCTCGCCAAACGACATGACCGGCTTTTGGAGCGTGTGCACGAGAGCCGCCGGATCTTCGGCGGGCTTCTCGATCTTCTTAGGAGAGGATGCCATCCGTCAGTTCTCCAGTTACGCCGTGCGGAGGCAAGTGGTGCCTTCCCAGCGGCACTGCACCTGGCCATCCTTGGTCTGGAGTTCCGACGCGCCCTTGTAGCAGGCGTGCTGCAGCGTCCAGACCTGACCGTTGGCGAACTCGACGATGATGGTCTCGTCGACGCCCCCGGCGATGATTTCCATGTCGATGTCGGGAGTCAGGGAGATATCCGCCTGCACGTAAGGCACGCGCGGGTTCTCCGAAAAGCCATGGACATAGTCCTGGCCGGCGATCATGGCGCGCTCGACGGCGTCGGGCGAAACCACGCAGTTCGCTTTGACGGGCAGAGCCGCGCCATTCAGCTTGAGGAAGGCAAGGCCAGCGATGCGAGCCATGTTGGTTGTCTCCTATGAAACAGCGAGGGAATGGCTCAGGCCGCGTCGGCGTACTGCAGGCGGAACTGGCAGAGCACGTTGAGCTGACGCAGCTGGTTGATGATGTCGGGCGGGAGCAGGACGTCGACCCGGTTTGGATCCGTCCCATTGCGCTCGACGACCAGCGTGTCCTTGAATGCCTTCAGGTTCTCAACGAGGCCTTCGAGCATCATCTCCTGGTACTCGCTGATGATGAAGGCGCGGATCGTCTTCGGGGTGACGATCGCCTGCCCCGGCGCGATGGGAGTGCCATCGTTGGC